TTTTCTTAAATATATTTGAGACGCTTTCACCCATTTTATCCTTGGCTTTTTTGAACATTCCAGTTTCTAGGAATTTGGAAGCGAAATAACCAAATATCGGAGTTGAGGTGGCGAGTGCAGTAGCTACCATATTTTGACGATTAACTTTAAAGTCTTCTGAGATAGCAGTTCCATATTGTGCTATCGCATCTTTAGCAGCTTTGGCAGTTCCTAATGTAGCAGTTTGAACACCTCTCTCTAAGGAATCTATAGTATTTTTAAGACTTCCTAAAACAGAGTTCATCGAACCAGCTATAGCTTTGCTATCTCCACCAGAGGATATCCGTCTCTCAGTTTCTTGCATTTCCTTTGTGGTTTTCTTACCCATTGCAGAAACGGCTTTGCTAACATTACTTACTTGAGATATTCTAACTTGCTGATCGTCAGCTTTCTGTGTTAAACTTCCTTTATCCTTTCCTGAATTTTTTGCCATTTTCTATTCCTCTATTTTATATTTGTTAATATTGCACCAACCCTTTTATCAACTGGTAACAATTCAACCATTACAGCGGCAACTTCTGATAGCGCCCACAATTCTTGTGATGGTGATGTATAAGAATTTCTTTTCTTAAATGTTTTTGTATAGGCGTCATTCAATGGACCAAATATATGATAAAACCTAGAATAATATCTCATCAATAACATGGGGTTTACTGCAAATGATGAAGTTATTAAGAAAATATCTTTGAATATATAATCATATTCTTGTTCATCCAATGATGTTTTTGGTTTGATCGTGTCCATAATTGCAGTCATATACTTTGTATGCAACGCTTTTGAGTATCTTCCTTCTGTATTATATAAAGATTTTAATATAGCATCTACATTTAATTTTTCTTGACAAGAAAAAATATCTGAAAAATAAGATGAATAATATTTTTGGAACGTTGGTTGCATTATTCTAAAAAAGCCAGCCATATTTTTTGAAGCTGATAGATGCATTAATTCATGTAGTGTTGTTTTAACTAAATTTTTATTCGATGATATCCCAAGCCAATTGGAATTGTTATCAATGAATACAAGTACTTTATCCAATTCTTCTGAGTATAGACCTTGAACATTTTTGGTCCAGTCTCTTTTGAATCTTTTTGATAAGAATGATAACAAACCCTTATCCATAAATGTTGGGACTACGTATCCATCCGTCAATAATCTCTTAAAATTCTTGGCGTGATATTTACCCCAATCAGTAGCTAAAACAGCTTCAAAAAACTTCACTTTTAATTTGTTCGATGAATACAATTTATACCCATGAAAATCGTAAGGAAGTTCTTTCATATTTGTTGGTAACGCCCATAATTCTTGTATTGTTTGTTCTTTCATTTTTATCCTCTGTCAAGCATATCAAATATATTGAAGTACGCTTCTGAATTGTCGCTTGAACTTATATTTTGTTTTAATTTCTTTAAAAGAACAGCATTCATATGATCCATACTGTCACCTTCGGATGTCATTGTTTCTGTCAAAGGACTTCCACCCATATTCATATTTAAAACATCTTGTAAGTCTTGCATCATTTCACCAGAACCACCTGATAATAATAGAGGTGGATCGTATTTTCTAACGTAGTAACATAGTGCTGCTGACATCGCAACATCATCGTGACACCCCGAGTCAGCTTCTATTCTTCCATTAGTTTTACTTACTAAAGATGTTAATTCTAATGCCAATCTTTCAGATTTAATGGTCTCTGGATACTGTGTTACAAAAGAATATAAAGCATCTATCATTAATGGTCTTGTTTTTGCTGTTGTTGAAAGTCCTGGTACGAGTGTGTTCTCACCTCTTTTTTCTTTATATAATTTAGTTGAGTATGAAGAGCTGTTTAAATGCTCAATAACTTGGTTACCATAGGAATTTGACTCAACCACAATCGTGGATTCATAGAGTGCAGCGGCCGCTTTCACGACCTCAATGAATTCCATTACCTTCAATTTACCTCGATATTCCCACACCTGATCCATAGACTCATAATCCCACACCGTGATCGCAGATTTATCTTCCCCGTGTTCTGGTGCTGTATCGACTCCCATTATATAATGAATGTTGGCTTGTGGCTTTTGGAAGCACCAAGCTTCTCCACTAAAGAGTTTAAATTTCTCCAATGGTTTCTGAACACTATCTTGAACTTTCTCCAAAGTTTCAGATTCGAAAAATGCTCCTTCTGCTGGTAAGAATTTGAGTTCTAATTCCTGAGCAATTTTCTTTGGATCATTGTCAAAGAGTTCACATTGAGTGGTGTACCAGTCTGGATCATCTGCAAGTTCATCAATCATTTTCCAATGAACAACAAATGGTTGAAATAATCCTTCTCCAGATATTGCTCTTAGATACTTGTTAAAGTACCATTTGCCAGGACCAACGGTTTTATTAGGAGTTGAAATAATAACTGTGCCGTAAGGTACGTTTCTCTTTTTAGCTTGCATTTGGTTTGTTGAAAGAGCAGGTACGATACTGGTCCATGCTTTATCGATGTAATCAATAAATGCACCCTCGTCGACGATTAAAAATGTTATGGCTTTACCACGAAGGGTTTTATTTGGTGCTTTTGGATTAACCGTTGCTACATATACTTTACTTCCATTTGTAAGGATAAATGATCGTTCAGTTTTCTTATCAAAGCCTCTGCCTAACGCTCCCTTCGGTGGCTTCAAAAAGTTAGGCAATTTTTCAATCATTCCTCTAATGAATCGTGCAAAGTCGGTTGCTTCATTACCATCTTTTGAAATTATACCAACGATAACATTACTATGAAATGTACATAACCAAGCTGTGTATGCTTGGACTATTGTTGAAAATCCAGTTTGTCGGCTTTTTAATAACAGGACATGTTTTTTATATTCGACCATATCAATAAATTCGAGTTGTTTAGTATATGGATCTATTAATACATCACCACCTGGAAGCTCTAAAAGAATATAATGTGTCGCAAAATATTCAAAACTTTTTTTGCATCTGAGATATTCGATAACAAATTTTTTAGCGGCATACTTTAGATGATTTGGTCTTCCTTTCTCCACCTTCTCATCGATTTTCGCTTCTGCTTTTTTAACGGCGAATTTTAGAGAGTCGACTAACATATCCATGATTATAATGTCTCCTTATTATAAATTTGTTCTACTTAACTCGGTTGGTTCTAATGAGATGTAATGTTACACCACATTCCCAATCTCGTGTTGCACGTATAAAATGTGTCATACAAAATTTTGAAATATAATGTCCAGTTAAATCTCTTACATCTGTTATTTTAGATCTGAATATTACTCCATTCCCAACCTCTAAAAGATTTTGTAGTATCAACCATTTTTCTAAATGGACTTTCAATATGGACATTTGACCAAAGAATTTAGAGTGAATAGCTCGTATGTGTGTTTCGGTATCATCATATCCAGTGTGATCTTTAAAAATACTTATTCTTTTTTCTTGACCCTGCTTACTAAAAAATATCTGATTCTTTTTAGTTGTTACACCATAGTCATTTGCAAATTTTGAAGTATCCAATGATATTGTTTTGGATAGTTCATCTCTAGGTTTTACAATATGCTTCATTGTATTCCCATAAAGAGAAAATATCGTGTTGCCAGTATATTCTGTTTCAACTGGATTATAGGTGTAAAATGTTTTTCCATCAAATATATTTAAAAGTTTATCTTGTTCTACATTATCAGTTGATAATTGTGTTATTGTCACTTTTGTAAAATCAAATCCCCGAGATAAATTTTTTATATACACTTTGGGTGTAATATCTGATGTTATGGCACTATTCGATTTTCTTTTTGTTTTAATTGAATTGGATGTTATACCTGCCAAACCATCAAAGAAGCCAAAAGTTCTATCTAAATATTTAAGAGCTTTATAAAGAGGAGATGGGGGTACTATTATTTGATCATATATTCTACCGTTTGAACCTTGCCCATCATAATAAAGATCACCACCAGATTGTTTGACTAAATCGTTAACAATGCTTCGAATATTAGACCCTAAATAAACACCATTGACATAAGCTGTCATAACACTATAACCCTCCAGTGGGACAGCTCTAATTCGAATTGCCGAGCGAGTCTTATCTGGTATTTGTGGTTGTGAATCTTTCATTAAAAGATCATATTTAGAACCTAACGCCATTAAATTCACTTCTAATATTTCATGTGGAATATTTTCAGACGTACCAAAAACTTTTATTTTAAGTTGTATTGGTTCTTGTCCATATATCTTTTGTAAAATCATATCGTCGGGATCAAGAAAGAAATCCATTACATATGTTTTATATGGTACTTCTACAGATGATATAATAGTCATTTGATTCAAATCGTTTGTTAGATCGAACTTACCGACTTTACACGTTAATCCATAATTTCTAGATGGATTTGAATATGATGATCTTTCTTGTGTTCCAGCCATATTAACGTACTCCTCATATGTTTATATTTTGTTCCCAAAAAAAAGAAGGTTGGGGAATTTAAAATTCCCCTTACCCTCTACCCCGTTCTGTGCTGTTACTACACCTATGTATTCATTTGATCCACAATCTGTACATTTACAATTAATGCTTCTTCCATTCGTTGTGGTAGAATCAGAACACTTTCTGCTATATTTTCCAACAATCTCTTTAGATTTAGATTTTCCTGGAGGCAAGAATAACGAATTATTGCCATAAAGAACTGCCAATTTGTCAGTGTTCCATTCTCCCTAACTTCATCTAAAAATTCTTGAAGTGCGTTTCTTTTCTTTTCTGTAAGTTTATCAATACCTTCTAGAACCGCATATATATTATCTTCACTTAATACGACATTCATATTGGTTTCCATAACTTCATCAATACAACCTTCGAAGTTATCGATATATGTCCCCACTCCGTATCTCATACTTACTCCAGAGTATTCAGAATGTATCATTCTCAGCTTTCCTAATTCAAACGCGAAATTGGATCTATAACCTTCTTCTCTGATACTAAGACCGAACTGAAGCGTGGATGCTCTTGAACCGTCATAACTATTACCAACTATTAATGTTGGAAAAACGTTTCCAGTAGCATACGCATGATTTCTATTCATGATTGTTATATAATTCCTGAAAACACACATATCTGGTGAAGTATATACGTCTTCATCAAATAATAGATTATCCTCAACACCTGCTGATATAGATCTCAAGCTTTCACTTACTTTATCGGTTATCATATCATGACCTTGAAATTTATATACATGACTGATACACCTGCAATATCTAAATTTAGTCCAATTTGGCTTCTTAGTAAATATTGCAATGTGAGGTGCAATAAAACCATCTGTTTCGTGTGTTTCGGTTTCGTCTGTGTTGTTTTCGTCTAAGTCAGCTAAATTTTCTAAACTACAACTGAGCTCATGTGTAGGTGCAGAATGTGTAGACAAAGTTCTATATACAACTTCACCGAATCGATCACCATACGAATACAAACCTCTGTTAGCATGGGTACAATCGAGACCTCTCTCTGCTGCCTTTTCTTCAAATTTTGACGACATAAAACCTCCTACGATAAAATTTCTAATACAACCGATTGTACGAAAGAATGAAAATAAAAATCATAATAAAATTCTTTATCTATTTCATCTTCGGTCATATAATATAATGTATTTCTTTTAATCTTTAATTGACCAAAAGATTTAAATATTATGTCAACCTCGTTTTCTTCATTAGTATCAATCGCAAAAACATTCATATCTGTTTCATTTAAGAATTCTGTTTTTAGATTCTCCAGGTTATCCAATACACGAGATTTTCTTTCTATATCAACAATTCGAATTAATTTATTATAATATTTCATAATTCCATTATAGAGGTGCGGAACTCCTTTTACTTTTACTTTATTTTTAAGATTATCAAAGGAGATATATTTCTGCCTATCAATGGATATCAAAAAGATATCATAACGATTTTTAAGAACAATGGGGAGAACACTTTTTTCTGTTTCTATTAATCTTTTGTTTGTAAGTATTCCGTCATACTGACGTATTATAATGTCGTTCTCCCCAAGCTCATTGAATGATATATAATCATCTATTATTTTATTAGTGGTTTCTCTTAATCTAGTTTTTATAGATTCGTTATCTCTCATAATCTTTCCAATTTGAATGTTTCGTCCAGCCTTATCATTCTCGTCTATATTGGATACATCATAATTAAATACTTTTAAAAGATTATAATGACATGCGACTATATCATATGAAAAAACGTCTCTTAGTATAAGACGTTCTGAATTAAGTTTCATACTCTACACCATCTAAACAGAGATGCTGAATAGCATAATCTATTTCCAGTTGATGTTGTACATCTTTGATCCCACCCTGTCTTGCAGACAAACATTTTAACAAACTATTGAAATCACCAAATTCGAACTTTTTACTTTGATGATAAAGTATTGAAAGCTTTTCTCTATCCAACAAATTATCTTTGATCCTTTGTTCAATAATTTCAGCGAGATCATAGCTTTTAAATTTGCAAATTGCGTCACCACGTTTTACAATAAACTGACCAATAGGTATAAAATAATCCATTACATCTTTGCATATATTAACAATGAATTTTTTTCTAACACTATACCCTTTCAAATATGTATCACCCCCGATATGATATAATATTTGATAGCCATTATTATACACAAACATGTCAATTGGTTCCGCATTTATAACTGGAATAATATTAGAATTTTCGATAATCCTTAAATGTCTTTTATCGAAATCTTTGTAACGTTTTGCTTGATCATTTGGTATCGTTACAACTATTGATTCATCTGGATCCACGCCATTGATACTAATTAAAACTGCTCTGGCTGAAGAAACTCTATTTGAATGTCTGGAAAACCAATTTGCAAATGTCGCAACACGTAATTCATGCTCAGTGTTTTCTATAGAAAGTCTTTCATCTAATTCTGGTAATTCACATTCAGATGCTTTTGATATTCTATTTTTTCGGGATAGATTTAATTTTTCTATATCCTCATCTCCCTCGGGGGTAAATTGATCAAATACTCTTTGAAAATCTCCACGGCTTTCCATAAAGTCGGTCCTCCTTAAATATATGTTGTTTCGTCAAATCCATTTTCTAAACCTTTCCAATTTATAGCTACTGCATTGGATGTGTGTATTGATTCTTCATGTGTACACCTAACATGCCAATCGAGAATCTTTTTCTGGAAATTCAATCTGTGGGATATCTCTCTAATCGAATCCTCAACAAACTGTGGGTAGCTTTTAGCCAATCCCGCGATGAATTTTTCATCACCCCTTTTAATGATGGGGTATGGAATCGTGTGAACAGCTTGTTCAACCAAATCAATAATATCTTCTAACCATAAATATGCTCTTAAATCTGTTTGAATTAAGACATCTGCAAAAGCCCTTTGATTGTGTGGATACCCAAATTTCCCTTCGTGGCATAATGCTGCTGAACATGGACAGTAAGCAGCATATTGAACTCTCACGCTTTCATAAAATTTAAATTTATTATCTGAATAATCACTTATAAAACCGCATTTATAAAATTGTGGAAAATGATTATCTGAAATAGGAGACTTTTTGATAATTGGAAATTTGAAGTCTATTTTTAAAAATACATTTTCCGTCTCAAGTTGTTTTTTGAAATCTTTTACTATCAACTCAAGTGTTGTTCGTTTGAGGGGTATGTTAATATATGTTTGTATAGTACGCGTGAATCTTGACATAGAAATACCCCTAGTCATATCATCCAAGCTACAAAACATCTCAGCTGTTGCTAATACTTGAGCGGGGGCTTGCTTCCCATCCCGAGACATGACTCGGAATGGGAGTTCAACCTTTGAAACACCAACTCTTTTAATGCTTGATTTGATTCGTGGCTTTGTTTGCTGAATATCAGGTAGCATTGTTTATACTCCTATGATCAACTCCCAAAACAGTTAGATAGGAGTTTAATAGTCGAACTGATTCTGGTATAGGATCTGTGATATTTGTTTCAATAATATTTTTTGGATCAATGAGATTTTTTATATAACTATTTTTTGTTTTGAAACAATCAGACTTTAATGTAAACATTTCGTGCAGATTTTTCATTGCATCATGTCCGATAAAACACGCTGTTTCCATTTCACCACATCTTTGTCCACCTTTATTTTTTCTTCCTCCCAGAGGCTGCATAGTCCGTTTTGCATAAGACCCTATTCCTCTAGCGGCCAGTTTGTCATCGGCTATATGTGTCATTCTAAAGAAATACATATATCCAACGGTTACTGGGTTTATTATATCCTTCTGTGATAGTGGATCATGAATATTATATTTGAACTGAGTTTTGGTATATTCCATAATTTCGTCCAAATCTGAAACATGAATACTTTCAAATGGTGGCTGAATAACAGAAAAATCGTTAATGAATTCTTCATCTATCTCATCTGGTAGCTGTTCGATAAACTGTTCTGTATACCAATTATCTTTAGTTTTATCGACGAGCCTTATAAACTTTATGAAATAATCCTTTAACGAATCTTTATCTCCAGATTTAAATATATCCAATGCCTGTGTTTTTAAATCATTCACAGCCATCCCCAAATGTATTTCGTAAAGTTGACCCATATTCATACGAGAAATTATACCGAGAGGATTGATGCAAATATCTACATGTCGACCATCTGCTAACATTGGCATTTTTTCTTGTGGTAGAATTGATGAAATGACACCTTTGTTACCATGTCTATTTCCAACCTTATCTCCGACCTTTATAGTTTTCATTTGAAGGCCGTACATCTCAACATGTATACCATCTATCTTTTCCTTTTTAATTTTATATTTGCCAACATTATCTAAATTGAGATTATCTTTTATAAAATCTGATGCGACATCTGCTGGTAATTTATCCTCAACTATCTTCTGGAGTTTATATTGTTGATCTTTTTGTTTCTGCAAAAATTCTTCTATCCATTCTCTATAAATTGGAACCTCTTCATTCCATTCATTTGCATAAATGGTAACATTGGTTATAATAACTCTCTTAGGAGTTTCCAACATAACTGATTCATTAAAAGGTGAAAAGTGATCATCAGTTGTTAGTTTTTGCATTTTTGCATATACATCTCCAGGTTCCATTAATGTATTGGGTGTTGGTAACGGTTCATATACATCATGACGACCAAGACGATCCAATAGGACTCTATCAGGTTTCATATTAAAAGATAAATCAACGAAATGCACAGATGAAAGTTCTTCACTGTTTGTCAATCTATCAGAAATCACAATTCCATCTTCATAATTATAACCATAGTGAATCATAATTGCAGTTAGCAAATTCTTACCAAAAATGATGTCGCCATCTTTACAATAATTACTTTCTGCTAAAATATCTCCAGCTTTAAATTTTTCTCCTTCTTTAAAGTACGTCGACATGATATCTACATTCTGCACATATATTTTTCTATTCGAAATATCAAATACTTCACCAGTTTTATCACTATATAAGACAACCATATATTGCTCATTCAAATACAATACTTCACCATCTTTTGGTGCGATTTTTATAAAGTCTGTATATTTTGTATATAAATGTTCACAACCTGATTGAATCATTGGTTTATCAAACTTCTTAAGAAGAATAGCTTGACGCATTTGAGATGACGCCATTTGAAGTCTGGTTGGATCATCGTTTTCACAAAATGGTGTAAATGAAACTGGTATAGAAATAGGCTGCTTGTCGCAGTATTCGTCCGTGAATCGCATATTTTCATCTAATGGGACGTTGGGTATCAGATTCTGTAAGACACCGCAATTCTCCCTATCAGGCGTATCTACAGGACATATTCTACCGAACATTGTTGGATAAATATCTCGTAGATGTCTTGGTATATTTTCGCGTTTAAATCCACCTGGACCTAATAAGCTTGCGCGACTCAACTTGGTTAACTTATCTATTGGATTTATACTGAAATCAAATTGCACTATCTCAGATACGTTACTCTCCGAAATTAATTGTTTCGTGTTTGTGTTAAATTTTGGCTTTCTGGTTTCTCTATTACTCAAACACATATCAAAAATTATCTTACATATTTTACTATAGATAACATATTCAAAACAACGTATGCGTTTGTTTGGTAGTAATTTATCATCAACTTCTCCACGCTTTAGTGCAACTAACACATCCTCCAGAACTGAGTCAGTTTCCAAAAATTTCTTGGTAAATATATCCACTTTTGGTATCAACTCCAAAGAATATATAATATCATTCCCTTTTGGGATTGTATTATATTTTGTGTACATTCTTCCCAATTCTTTTATAAAGTCATCTTGGGTGAAGCCTTGTGATTCTTCTTGATACATTTTTATATCGAATAATAGTTTATCATAAATATTATTCTCTGGGACGTCTTGTGATACTATACTCGCAAGATCATCTTTCAACATTTCTTTTAATTGTTCGGGGCCATAAAATGCCATTAGTAAAAGACAAAATGGAATTTTTTTCCCTAGATATCCACACATAACATATGGCTTTTCTTTTCTAAAGTAGACTAACATTGTACCTACATTAGTCCTCAATTTTAAAGTGTCCCCTCTCATAACTATTGGTATATCGAAGAGTTGAAATAATGGGACTTTCTTTCTCCCATTTATAAACATATAGTTATTATCTATAAGTTTTGGTATGTAAAGTTTTAATTCGATTTCAGATGAGCCCTTAGAAAACTTCATTAATAAAATCGAATACAAAGTTTTCGAGAGCTCACCCTTTATATTTCTCGAGCTTTTAATCTCAACTTTATCAATCTCAAACCCTATTTCTCGAACAGGCTGAACTATTTCCTGTATGACAGGGAGCATACGCTCATAATCTTTTTTTCTCAACGTAAAAATGTTGTTGTCTTCATCCTTAATCTTGTAGTATGGGTTTACTATTTTCAAATTGCGATTCCTCCTGTTGATAAAGTTTTATACTTTTTCTCCTCTTAAAATTCTGTCCATAACACCAGAATAATTGCCAGAGTTGATTATTCCTTTTAAAATGCTTTTTCGTGGATTCGAAAAAGACATTGCTAACATCCAACTCTCTTGATCTGGAACTGATTGAATACTATGAAATTTTGCTTTATATTTTTTTCTATCTGGATGCAATCTCCATTTTTTCATTCCAATCCACATGAGTTGTGAGACGATACATTCATAATGAACATGATGAATATATCTATCATATACATCAAACAACGAACCGACCAACTCTTCACATTTAGTATCTTTAAATTTGTGAAGCATTGTGGACACAGTAGAAAGATCTCCAATGATATCTTCTTGTTTCATATCTTTCTTTTCCGAACTGTTTTTTATGATTGCTGATCCTGACGTATGGAATGTTCTTAGAACCAATTGAGTCGATTTTTCTCCTACAGTCTGAGCGGCAATAACGCCGATATAATGACTATTCAGAGTTTTATAAGATTCACCATAACATGTTTTACAAACTTTTTCACTTTTACAGAATATTGGACTTCGTATATAAACTGTTGTGCCAATAATGTTGGTATAATTATCGTGTGTTATTAACCTCAGTTGATCATCATCTTTCGCAAAACGATAGACAAGGGACTTACCCTTTTTATCATCTTTAACTTCAACTTTAAGAAAGTCTGTTGTGCCACAATCTTCTGTCGTTTCTGATAACTGTAAGTTTGCACATGTGAATATCAGTTTTCTAGATAGATAACCTGATGTCCCCGTATTAAGAGCGGTGTCCAATAACCCCTTTCTACAACCATACGTTGAGTTGAAGAATTCGGATTGAGTTAGACCATCAGTTAAATTATTTACAATAGGTTTGTCGAGAATTTCTCCACTAAAATTTGATATATAACCACGAGATAAGCATAACTGTCTTGCTTGATCCCAACTTCCACGAGCACCAGATTCTATAAAATCTGCATATTTAAAATTCTCTCTCAGAAATTCCAACACTTCTTCTGAACTAGATCTTCTTAGAGACTCATAAATATCACCATCAGTGTCATATATTTTATGTTTGAGTTCTTCGACATTTGGAATTAAAAAGTCGTCCAATGATAATGTACAACCAGATAACGTTGAATAATAAAATCCATATTTCTTTATTAAATCTAAAATCCCAACGATATCATCTGGATAATCTTTCTGTATTTGTTGTAGTGTATTTATAAGAACTCTTTCACCAACAACACCGTCGACTCTATCAAAACCATCTGGTAATAATGAATTAAAAAAGTCAATACCATTAAATTCATCGGTATCAAACTTTCCACATGTTAAGTAATATATACCCAATACAATATCTTGATTTGGTATAGTGGTTAACTCACCGTTAGCTGGACTGATTAAATTTTTAGTGACAAACATTTTTTCTCTAACTTCTTCTGTAGTTTCTTCTGATAGTGGAACATACACAGCCATCTGGTCGCCATCAAAATCAGCATTAAATGGATGACATATAAGTGGATGAACTTTAATAACAGAATCTTTAGAAACTTTTATATTAAAACCCAACATACCCAAACGATGTAACGATGGTTGCCTGTTGAGTATACATACCTTACCTTTAACTTCGTCTTCACAAATATTCATTAATTTCAAATGGTTATATTTGATACATTTATTTATGAAGTTTAGAGCTGTTGGCAGTTTCTTAAAACGGCCTAATCCTATAATTCTTTTGGCTATCTGTAGCTTGAATATTTCCAATACCATTTTATATGGCAGTACACATTCATCTAAGGATAGCGATGGTTCTGGAACAATGACAGCTCTTCCTGAGAAGTCTATTCTTTTTCCTAGAATATTTCCTCGTATTAACCCTTCTTTTTTTGCAAGTTTTTCTAATATTTTTTCGTGTAACTCTTTGACATCTTTTTGTAAGTTTCTGAAAAAGGTATAGTATATACTTTTATCTCTAATTGCGTCCAGATGAGATGCTTGCATAACTTCCTTTTTAGTTAAAATTTGTAAGTAATATCTATTAATTTTGTCCATCAATTGTTTTGAACCACTTTGCGTTGATGGTCGCAAATCTGGAGGCAAGACGATAATTTCACGAATTAAAAAGTTATCTATATTTTCAACTATCTTTCTCCAGTTTTCATCCTCTAAATCTTCATACTTCATTTCACTAAAGTTTTTAACGAGGATGTATATAGCTTCCGAGCGTTCATATTTAGTTGCTGCTTTTGGAATTTTTGTGTCATCATGCACAATAAATGTTTCGTCTTCAATGATATATAAAATACTCTTTTCATTTTTCATAAGATTATCAAGTGGGGATTTTATAGCTTTACCACCTAATGAAACAATAAGATCATACATCAAAGGATTGACAACTGGAATTGGTAATACAATTTTTGCAAAGCGTTTTCTTCTTTCATTACTGTTGACAATATCAACGCCGCAATCCTTACACTGACCACCAGATTTTGATATCCCATAATATGTTCCACATTGACATGTATAATTTTTCAGTGGTCCGAATATCTGCTCTGAAAAAAGACCTTCGGCATGAAAAAATTTCTTTTTAAATACTTTGATCGATGTTATTGGTGCTAAATTTTCACAAAATTTATTATAATCTAAAATGTTAGGCATACATTATTACCTCCCCGATTTTTCTGACATTTGTTGGTGGATCGAAACAGTCGTTATCAGTATATTTTAATAAACAAGCCATCAGTAAAGTAATAAGACTATGACAGATTTTCACGCCTTCAAGTTTTCCAAGACAAAACAAATTATTTCTCGGGTCTTTATTAGGATGAAGTTGTTTATATAAACATACATATTTTAATCTTCCTTCTCTATCCGCAGTTAGTTCTAATTGTGTTATCAAGTATTTATCATCCAATTCTACCATTTCAACTGTATTACAAACATGTTTATAGATTGGTTTAATTGAACACTTAAGACGATATATAAATGTCTGAATTGCTCTATAATCTATATTCTCCCAGGACTTATCGTATTTAATCCATCCATGGGAAGATGTTAAGTGAAGATCATTTAAAATATCTATCATTAAGCACCCCCAGATAAAAATGGGTTGCAAATTTCTATATATCTATATGTATGATCTATCATATATGTGCCGCCTTGTCGTAACACAACATCATTTAAAAGATTAATGACCTGTGAATAAGACATGATCTGTGGTTCACAAAATGCTATACCTTGAAAATCATCAACCTTACATAACTTCGTTTTAACATGACCTCGACTATTACTTATACTTTTTATTTCTTCTTGTAGGTGCAAACCCATATCTCTTTTTTCTTCTGGATAATTTGCTTGCTTAACCAGAAAATCTATTTCCTTAATAAGAGATTTAGTTGATAACGGAATATTGACAGACATTTTCTTCTTTTGAAGACTAGATATCCCACCCGACAACAATGATACAGCTGCCAGACGCCCCGCTTGAGAAACATCATCTTTCCCAAGATCTATCATATAATCACCTTCTATATCATCATCTTCAACCAGCTCACTACAATTAATTTGAAGATTTTTACCAACCACCATAAATTTTGAATCACTTTTTATATTTTTATTCACTACATCTCTACAATCTATAAGATGATTAAATTTCAGTGATTCAACTTCTCTAATGTCATCTTGTACGGGTACATAATCGCATTCAGTTATATGCTGTTTAAGTGCCATAACTTTTGGTTTATCTATATCTGTTTTGTTGTAGAGAGAATTTCTAAGATTCCTTTCCTCTACAGTATCTGGGTCAACACCATATATTTTATCCGCAAATCGCTGCATACTTTTAGCTATGTATCCACCTAGTGAACCGACCCCAACAATACCAATTGTGTTTACCATTTACATAAATTCCCCTTTCGTTTAAAATTAGAATTGTGTGGGGGCTAATGCCCCCACTGTTATTGTCAATACTGATTACCCTTTGTCGTATGCCTCGTTAACAAACTCGATGACATCATCTTCTAAAATGATATAATCATTGGTTACTTCTTCTCCATTCACCAATACGATACGAGCGTAAGGATTAACGTTGAGGACCTGACCAAGCATTTTTTCAACTTCATAAATGGTCTTTCCTACAACAGGATAATTATTCGACATACTACCCGATGAGATTGTTACAGTAATGTTTGATACATTAGGACCATTTGAAATCATTCCACTAAAAATTACATGGCTGATATCCGTATCTAACACTTTACTTTCTGTCTTAGACGGATTTCCCATGGCTTCTGCCATACCATTTGGAAAGCTGGTTCTGTCTCCATCATCAGGATCTGTCCAATCATCAGGATTGTCGTCGTCGACCTCGGCACCAAAACCATCGACATCACCAATATCTTCAATATCATCAAAGACAGTTTCGTCAGAAGCATCATCGAAAGAAGCTTCACCAGTGGACATAAAGTAATTCCACAGAGCTTGAATCAAAAATGGCTTTTGTTTCTTGCTCATTCCTACGAATTCGGGATTTTCTTGACCAAGACCTACAACCAATCCTCGCATAGTCTCGACGTTCATTTCATTCAATTCAGTCCAAGTGTATTTTTTGTTTGTATTCATGTGGTTAATTCTCCTTTTGAATTTTTGGTTTTCTGATTTTTGAATCACACTTCATTGTGGTTATATCAAAGTAGGCTTCGCCTATTTGATTATTTATATTGATGGTTCCTGTAAGCAAATTGTAGTATGAACAACACATAAGTATAGCGACCATAGCATTTGTAAATATCAGCTGGGGAGCTGACTCGGTCATTTCGTCACACGATAATTCGTATGGCGCTTTATCTCGGGGATTTTCAATTTCTGGATGATATGCACATAAGTCAGATGTGATTTCTTCACCATCTTTTTTATAATATGTCTGTACATTACCAACCGTAATATCATTTCCTCCTGAAATTAATATAATATCATCTAATTTTTGACAATATTTTGAAACGATTGATCTCGTCTTATGATTATCAACACCCATAAAAACGGTATCACCACTCGAGATCAGTAATTCAATATTATCTTCTGAGACGTATTGATCCTTATATTCCAGGGCAAAATTTTCTAGTGTATACCCAGGCGGTATATATTTATCATACTCATCTTTCAACTCTAACATTGTTATCCTAGCTTTATTTCCGAGATTTTTAAAATTTTGTCTCGGTCTATTTAAAGAATCATAAGCATCACCGTCAATGAGAGTTATAGTTATCTTTTTATTTTCCAACATTGTAAATCTGGCGTATTTAGTTATAAATAAAACTAACCAGGATCCAATACCTCCAAGACCAACTATTTTTATGTTAATTTCATTCTTCATGATTTGTCAAAACTCCTTCTTTTGCTCTTTTCTCTCTGAGAAAATCTGCAGCGGTATAAGTGTTTCCGTCATGTTTTTTTTCACAACTCGGACACGCATTTACCATTTCTGGGTTTTCAATAAAGAATGTTGATCCACAATCATCGCATTTGATAGATTTTTTTAATTTTGCGTTTTTTACTGATTCGAATTCATGTATTGGAATGGAGTTATCATGTCTTTTAATTCCATCTTCATCAATTTCTCCAGAATGAAATAATGGAGTTGAATCTCTTTCGAAAAATATTTTATCCTGTTCAGTGAAAGACATATCAAAATTATCATCGGGTGTAATGTCATCAGGACCACAGAGATCATTAGTAACATCATTATTAAGCATACCATCCACAGAAAGAGGATTATCGGCGGTATTATAAACATCATCATCGAACACAATATCATCCAATAAGCTACTTACCTTTACTTCTTTAAATATACATTCTTCACATACAGTTTTTGGTATTTCGGAGTCATCTACTTTATCTAATAATCGGTTAGTTTTAAACCATTCATCCCACTCTTTTGTATGAGTCGATGGTGCTGTTGGTGGTGTTCCTCGCATATAATTTGCTGGAGTCACAAATTTTAAATTTTCTTCATCAGAAACAATTGTACCATGATCCAATATTTTATAAAATTTAGTTGTAGTTTGTAAAAACCTTGTTTCGGTTGCATTTTCAATTCCTTCAATATAATCACATGGATCGACGGGTACTCTTTTATCGTTAATTACGATACATGCTGCAATTGAAACTTCATCTAGATTGATGTGACCAACTGTTATATGTAACCCATCAAAATATCTCTCATCTTTTTCATCTGTAGTGGAATGAAATGCTCCAAAATCAGAATGACAATGTATTGTGCCACAATTGATGTATGAAGGATCCACAACAATATTATACTTACATCTTGAATTACTTACCGTCTGATGTGGAATTGTGTAATCTATTTTTTTGAGTTTTGGATTTGTCGGGTGTGTTTTTAAATTGAGAATAACACCAGATTCACTATGATATTCCCCAAACGCTAGTTTGAAAAATCCAACAATTTTACCGAATACTTTTGCTTTAATCTTCGGTAATTTCATCCTTGCAAATTCAGGTAATTCTTCACCCATATTTATATGAGAAACTTTAATCATAGCATCAATTAAACCACTTTTCTTTTTTAAATATATATGTTTTGACACAATATAACAAGCATCATCTTCAGGTAATTTATCAGGCATTTTTTCAAAATAATAAACTGGTAACATACTTTACCTTTCATTGTTGTGATGGGAGATTTTAGTCTCCCATCTGGTTAATTTTCTTCTTCCTGTTTAGGGAACACATTATCACTAGTTATTGCATATGATGGTATATCTAATTTTTTCCTGGCTATCATGTTATTCATATGTGTATGGGAAAAAAAGTTATTTTGAGGTCCAAGATAATTAAAAAACTTAAATGATTCTTTTTCTCTTGTTGATTTTTTAAGTATTCTTGGGGTTGGAAATGTTAGCAATGATGCGACTAACATGTCACTCCTGACCCAATCATGTGATTTTTGATATGGACTATTATAATATGAATATGTGTGTAATGGGCCATATAGACCCGACTTCATATCTAAATATGCCGATCCATTTTTTAATGAGCTGTTAGTCAAACTATAACACATATCATAATAACGTGTTCTAGGTCTTTTAATATCAACATTTATATTATCATATTTTAAACCTAATGATACATTAGAATCATATACAGTTCTAAAGGAACTAAACTGACTATCAGCTACCACTGTCTGTATCATAAATTTATTAAAACCAGAAAATGTATATAGGGTACCATTTTCCACCATACCTTCATATGAAGTTTTATCTATATTTGAAGTGTGTAATCGTCTATCATTAGTTATATGATTTACAAAATCATTCCTCGTTTCTCTTGGATTTTCCACCATTCCAATTGTTATTTCATCTTCTGTTAATAATGGTGTTTTAATTTGAGATAAAATCGAGTCTCCATATATTACCATAAAATCATCTTTCATTTCTGATGTGAATAGTCTGGTTTTTCCAGTATAAAATCGGATCTTAGCAGCAGTTAATTTATTGAGTTTGAATATCTTGAATCTATCTAAAATAATATCGGCCCACATTGTATAACCACTTTTCATAATAGCCAGATCTCTGTTGTTAAATTTTATACAACACACCACTTCATCAACAGCATTTTTTGGAAAATGCGGCATTCCTCCAATGTCAGCTTTTATGAAATCACCAGCTTCTAAATTATTAACTTCTTTGATAGCATGAGACATGCTATTTAAGCAATGTTGTCCACAGCTTGATATCATCGGTTGGAAGATAAGATCCTCGCTACCATCATCTACAACTGCATATAATGTTGCCACTTCCCCTCTAATAGCACTATGAGGAATATCGCTGTGCATATTTTGTTGTATATTAGTGTTTGAAACTTTATCATGAGAATAAATTTTAGCTTGATCATTACGGATTTCACGATCACTACTGTTAGGTGATAAAGTGGATAATAAACGTGAGTCAGGATATTTATCTACAACAGTTACAAAATCATATATTTTTTTAATGCTTGGGAGTTTGTTAGTGTTAGAATCCCAGTCGGACGTCAACATTATTTCGTCACCAACTTTAAAGTTAATATATTCTTTATCAGTCCCTGTTTCATATAAATCTCTTATGGTAAATATTTTTACATCATCAACTTCTGATATACAAGATTTTAGATGATGGGCAGCTGGATAGAAAAACATTAGATCCCTCGGATATGCTTTTATTTCCTGCGTTGATAATGAAGCATTATTCCCCTCACGCATAATTTTAAATGGAACTTCCGTGTCAGTTTCACTTCTAGGTATAGCCTGATAAACTGTTTGACCTACAATAACTGTTTCAGAACCATTTATTGTTGGTACGGTTACTTCAATTTCATTATTTTCAGATTGCATTCCTATAATATACCTTGGTAAAGGAATAAGTAATTGATATATATCATTTTCCATGTCTTCAAATGGAATTAAATCTTCTATATTTAATGTAATTTCATTCGAATCAGAATCCGATGGAGTAAATTTATAATTCACGGTTAGTACATCTGTATTCATATTCGAATAATGATGCTTTTTGGGTTCCATAGTTATTTTTTGTACTTTGGCTGATCCTGTTATAATCTCACTTAAATGATCAAAAATATTATATGGAGATGGCGCATCTTTTGTTTTAATTAATTCTCTACGTCTAAAAGAAAATGGGGAATTATTCTTTATATTGAAGATATTATCTTCATCATCAGTTTTATTTTTAGTAGAAAATGTGAACATCAAATCAACTTTTCTAATATGTGGGTCCTCATGATTTTTCTCGATATGTAATGTTCCCTCATTACTTAATTCAAATACATAAAAACCTTCGTTCTCACGAATAGATTTTATTATATCATATTTACTGTTATCTTCACTTTTAATATCTGTGATAATTATATCGCCAATATTAAAACTTTTTCCCCCAAGTATAGCATTTTCTATATAATTTTTAGCTTTTCTATAACTGGATACCACAAAGGCAATACCTTTATCAGTTAATGGAATTCGGTGTATTTTTTTATTTGTGTCTTTTATTTGTACGTGTGTTATAGTAGAATCCTTTTCGATAAGGACAGATTCATTAACCTCATAAGTTTTTAGTCCATCAAACGAAATAATTTTAAACTTTTTATCCTTTTCTGTCTTAGTTTTTAATAGTGACCCAATTAGTATTTTATGTCCTTCGAGATGAATTGTATCTGAGATTCCCGTAGAATGTTTTTGAGCGACACCATCATTTAAATCAATAACTGAATCCCCATATTTGTCTTTACCAGTAAAACCATCGGCTATACTGTGAGCATTTATTGTGTGTATTGGTTCATTGAAGTTTTTTGAGTCCTTTTTTCTTACCCCTTGATTATATATAAATGAAGCAACTGACATACGGTGTTCTAGTATAGAGTTTTCATTGAGTGTTAATGTAAATATTTTCTCTGGATTAACATATGAATTAAACTCCCATTCAAACCAGTTCCCCAGAAAATTTACATTCCCATACGTTTCTGGACCAGCTGTAATATCTGCATTAAATCTGTTATTCCAAAAGTAACCAGTCATTTTTTCAACATATTTTTTGATATTAATAAGACCGTAATTTCCAAGTGTCATCTTTCCAGTACAGACACTACCACCATAACTTACATTTGATAATGGGAATTGATATAAATAATCGGTGAATGTGTTAACTGGTTCTAAAGAGATTGCTGCTTTCATTTTAGAAATAGTTGTTTCCTCTACTCCACGACGACCCCGCGTACGCATAATCTCTATCAAGATATATGTATATGGAAAATAAACTCTAAAATTTAATTTGTAATGCTCCTTTTTTACATTTGTTATTATTTGTTTTTCTACACTCTTTATATATTGAGTTCTCAAATTTATTTGCTTTTGAACTTCTTCTTTTTGCTCAGGAAGAACTTCATTCTTTTCAAGTACCCCAGTTTGAGCATTAAATTTATTATACATTTTTGCAACAAGAGACATAACGGCAGTCTTATTTGAAAGCCTGAAGGTTCTCACTCCAGGTATTTCTTGCATCAAAAAAGCATCTTTTGTAGAATCTACTTTTGTTGTATAAATGCAACCAGTTGGTAATAACATAGTTGCGTTCCGAGATAAAATCTCAGTGTTAATGTTGCTGAATATATCATTAAAAGATTTTCTAATGACAGATTTGGGCCCGTCTACATCTTCTTCTGAGTATGCCATTGTTGCGATATCACTTTTAAAATTCAAAACAATTGATTGCGGATAAATATCGTCAACATCAAACGAATTATCACCAGTAACACCGATAGTATTTTCAGACATTTCTTTTTCCTTTATATTAAAGGTTTTTTGTTTCTTTACCAAGATAAGCTTTATATACCTTGGCAAACCCTGTTACGATATGATTTGGTTTCGTTGATTCAATTATATGGCGATTTTTCATTTTAAATGTTCCAGTTGCGCCAAAATCAACATAATAACAAACTGACCACCCATCCAAAGGATCCCTTTCCAAAGCAATATAACACACTTCTTTTTGACTTTTTTGATAGGGAACTGGAAGTATAAGATACATATTAGCTCCACTTATAATTTCTGATTCTATTATATCAAGAGATACTGTATCCATTTTCTTCATTTCTTGATCTTGGATTCTATTACATAATTCAGCTATTATAATATCATCATCATCTTCAGCCCTTATAGTTGGGTCAGCTTTTATTTCTTCGATTACTTTTTGTAGGATTGTTGATCCATTCATTATTTTTTACCTTTCACTTGTGGGATATTTATTTTGAATCTCTCTGGAACTTTTCTATTGTTAGGAAATTCTACCCAATCAGCTGTTGCAAACGGTACTGATCTCCATCCTTTTTTCTCTAGATCATAAACATGAATGATTCCTTTTTCATTCATCGTTTTCATAATCTTAACAAGGTCCACAGATTTTGGATGGTCCTTCTTTGGAATCTTTGTGAAATCTAAAGTGAATTTCATTATTCTGATTGTTCCATCTCTTTTGACAAACTTTACAGTCGCTTCACGCTCATCATAAATCTTCTGCCAAAAGTCTAATGCTGTTTTAATAGTATCTGCCATAACTCCTCCATTAATGACTAATTATTTTATTTGCTTCATTTTCGTTGTCGTCAATATATTTACTCATCATCATACAGGTATGATTACAACCTTTGCAATATGCTCGTTTCTCCATTGATATTCTTTTCTGAAGCCAGCTTTCTAAGCGATTTTTATTTAATTCACCTGACTTGAACAATGTTTTATAATTAATACTGTGAATCGTCATTCCACCCCCGATTCTTAAACATGTTCTAAGACTGCCATTCGAGTCTATGGTTATGTTATGAACTGATTTTTCTAATTCACAATCATAAGTGGAATCTATATGCTTAAATAATGTTGGTAATATTTCTTCTTTCATGTGAATTAAAAGATTATCATTACTCATAAGCTTATCATATAATTTATTCAAACTTGGTGAATGTTTTATTAATTTGCTGTCAGCAGAATATGCTGAAAAATCATACATAAAATTTTTATTAATATCAATTGCTGTTAAACTTGAATATATACCAACACCAGATAACATTCTTATAAGATTATACGTATATCTCATATTATATTTTGTCATTGTCACTTCTGCCACAACATCATCAACATATTTTTTCATTTTTAATAAAAACCCAAATCCAGCTCCACTTTTTAATTGACTAATTTTTGATGTTGGTTCCATTAAAACTGTTGGATCAATTGATGCTGAGTAGCCTCTAAATCCACCAGCCTTCTCCATAACATCAAAAATTACAGGATGGAGTTCTCTGGTGGAATTTGAGATTATGGTATATAAAATATCTTGTTCATTACAAAATTTAATTATATCACTGAGATCCTTTCTCAGAAATGGTTCTCCCCCATAAAATATATGAAATAAATTTGGGTTATATATTCTAAATTTGTCTAATAATTTTATAACTTCATTTGCGGGAAGTTCATGCTTCATATCATATTCTATTGTTGATTTACTTCGTCTAATAATCCCACAATATTCACAACTTAAATTACACCTTCTGGTTAATAACCAATTTATAATTCTAATCATATTTCCCTCGTCATGTGAGCTGAATATGACGATCAGCCTCCAATTGATCTTGATGCCTATGTGAGACAATCAAGAGTGAGCGATTTGACTTAAGACTATTCATAATACCACAAACATATCCGATATTAGAATCATCCAGGGCATCGAATATTTCATCGAATGCAAATAGATTAAATTCCACACCACCCAACTCCATTTTTAAATCTCTTAGAGTTAGAATCGTGGCTACATCTATCAGTCGAGTTTGACCACCAGATAATTGTTTTCTATTATGTACTCTGGTTTTTGTATCCAGAACATTTACTGCAAACTTGTCCCTATACTCTCCAGTTTTTGTTTGTGATTGTGTATCAAATGTTACGATGTAGCGACCATTCGATAATAGATCAAGATACTTTTTCATTGATTTGTTCATAATTGGAACAGCATCATCTATAAGCATAGATGGGATTCCACTCTTTGAAAATGCCTCTTTCCAAAATTCTAGTCGTTTGATCTCTTCATTTACTTTTTCTGTCTTTTTATTTGAATCTACAATAATCTTAAGCTGCTTCTGTTTGTTGGTTTTAGATTGTTTCAATGTAGTATCATCAAATTCTTTTTCTAATAACACTCTATCTTGATCTTCGAGATTTGTAATCGTCATTTTATATTTGGTGATCTTTGCTTCCATCTCGGTTTTCTTTCTTTCTTTCTCTTCTTCCAACCTCAATTCTGTCTCAGCAGCATTATATTCGATTTGTTTTTCTTTGGCTTTTTCTTCGAGATCTTTAATTCCTGCTCTCAAATTCTTATTTGCCATTTCAGCTATTTGCTGTTTTACTGATATCAATCTATCTTCTGCTTCTTTGAGTTCAGCAGCTTTTTTAGTGGATAGCTCTTCTATTTCTGTACTGATGTGAGATAATTCTATAGTTTGTTTGTCCCCAAGTTTTTTCTTTTTCAGGGATAATTTATTCGACTTTGTATCTAGAAGCTTCACATTGTTTTTGCGGATTTTTACATTATCTTGTAAATCCTTAATAATATGAGCTATATGATCTAGTGCTTTACCCTCAATTGTTCCAAGGCATGTAGGACACTCAGAACCAACAGCGAGATCTGTTTCTTCGAGCTCTTTTATTCTATCGTCAGTAGAAGAAATATGTGCTGCTTCTCCCGCCTTCTCAACGTTTAGAACAGATTCGTCTTGTGTTATCAGTCGAATAGATTCGGTAAATGTATCGATAAGAGCTCTTTTCTTATCAGTCACTTCTATCGATAAATTTTGATATATTACCGCTATCTCTTTTAATTTTTCAGTTTTTGCAGCTGTAAGTTCATTTACTTTTATATTCGCTTCTGCTGTAATAGTGGTCTTTATATTTCCAGCGTCTCCAGCAATCTTTTCCATTTCAGTTTTCAATTGAAATACTTTTTCTCGTACATCATTGATACTGTTAATTGGTAAAGTTGCTAAAGTATCTTCTGATAATTTGAGCATTTCTTTCGTTGATAATATAACTTCTTGAAGCCCTTGTGATTTTGTTTTCTTATCTATTTCATACGTTTTAGATTTCTGTATTTCAGTTAATATTTGTTCTTCAATGTTTGTTATAACACCATTGGCAATATCTATCTTAGTTAATATATCTCGAATTTGTGCTCCAAGAGTATCCAATTCTTTAGATGCTGTTTTACTAAAATGTCCGTATTTTAAGAGATCTAAAATTTTCCAGAATATAGCTTTTTGATCGGTGTCAGTCAGATCAGTAAAGAAGTCCTTTACTTTCTGTCCGAACATCAAAGTATTTGTGAAAGCTTTTCTATCACAAATCAATCTTTCTATTTCTGGCAAACATTCTTTATGTCCAACTTTATATGGCTTGTCATCATTATTTCTAGTTATGTGAACCGTGTTTCTATATTTAGTGTGTTTATGATATCGTTCAACCAGATAAGAATCGCCGCCATCTTCTTTAAATTTCACCCATGTACGACAATTCTTTTCAACTATATTATTAACAACATCATCACCTCTTTCACCCTTACTGGTTATACCATAAAAGGTAAATGACATAGCATCCAAACTGATTGTTTTTCCAACACCGTTGGGTCCAGTTATAAGTGTTAACGAATTTTCGGGACACTCTAAAATGAATGGTTCGGTATACGGACCATAATTTTCCATTCCAATTTCTGTAAATATTATTCTTCTCACGTTATCTCCTTATTCTGGAAGTTCAGTTGTATCCATGATTCTTTTTGCTGTATCCAAATATTTTTTATGTTCGTTTTCTGGAATTTCTTTTATTTCTAAATATTTTTTGTGTCTTGTAGTTTCATCCATATTGGCTGTGATACCACGGTTTGTTATATCCACATCAATATCTTCAATAACATTTATTTGTTCCATGCCATCATCAAATGTCAATTTCTCTTTCGTATTAAGTTTGACATGATGTCCTTTATCTCGAAGATCTTTAGCTTCTTTAAGAACCTCAGATTTATTATCAGCATTAACATCAAATTGACAATACTTCTTATATCCTGTAGTTAGTACGCTTTCTACGTCAAAAGATTTTGTGTCAATTATCAAGAATCTTTTTTCCTCATTCTTCTCGCCCCAATCTAATTGAATAGGACTTCCAGTATAATAAATATTGGTCTTACCATATACCATGTGTTGAGGAAGATGATAATGACCAAGGACCACTAATTTAAATTTCTTTAAATCTTTTGCTTTTATTGATGATTGAATTGATATTCCAGAACTTAACATACCTTCATTAAGACCGAAATGAGATATCAAAATATCTGATTTTGTTGTTGACTTTGTTATATATTCTTTCATTCCAGGGTAATATGGAACGAAGAGAACATTATCCACTCCATGTCCCAACTCTCCCTTAGATTGATGTGATATCCATCTGACATTATCAATTGTTTCTAATGATCTTAGTGCGGATACTGATTCATTTCCCTTTGTTGATAGATCATGGTTTCCATCAATTGCATAAAACCTAAAATCTTTATACTGTACGTCTTGAAAGATATTAAGCATGACATCCTGACCCGCTGTATGGATGATACTTTTATTGTGACATAAGTCTCCAGCAAATGCTATATCATAAACATCACGCTTTCCACATTCTTCAATTATATTTGCAATTGTGTTTTTCAGGCTTCCGAGTCTTTCAGGAAAACCGTCAATAATTGTGTCCTGTGCATATGCTGAAAAATGTATATCAGCTGTAACTGCTAATTTCATATTCTCTCCTATTGATTTCCCGAAATTATTTTTACTGCCAATTCTTCATCGATTGATGTGACTTGGCCGTGATTGTAAGTTATATATTGAATTTCCCATCCCTTTTTCTCATAGAGCTTTTTCCTTGAAAAGAATGTAGATCTCATTCTTTTGCATCCGACATCAACCATATCTATGATAATTGGTGTTTTCTTTTCGGGGAGGGGTCTAACCACTCGTCCAGACATTTGTTCAATATTTGATATCGGTGATGTCATGAGAAGACAATCTTTAAACGGAGCATCGATTCCATCTCTTATTTTTCCTGGGGTTGAAAATGTTACTTTATAGTGTAGTTTCTCTAGTGGTTCTGCTTTATAAAATTTGGATTTACTATCAATCGGTAATTCTGTAAATAGTTGATCTATCAATGCAATTCTTTCAGCAACAATGATAGCATGTCGATCTTCCGCAATTATTTTATTTAATAATAGTTTTATACATGCTTGAAATGGTTCAGACTTTTTGATTAAATTTAAATATCGAGCTCGTTGAAATTTCCCAGCCCAATATAAATACATATATCGTTTACGAGTATCTACCTCATAATCCATTAAAACAGCGGTTACTCTGGCGTTCATTACTCCATCGGTATCATCAGAAGCAACGACCTTACCAAGATGATATTCAATGATATCAAGATTTCCATCTGATCTTTTTGGAGTTGCGCTAAGACCATATGTATAAACTGCTGGAATGAAACTTGAACAATCTGAAAATGTTGGAGCTCCAGAAGTTGTGTGACACTCATCTGATATAAAGATTCCTATTTTAGATGCGTTTAATACTTCTAAGAAGTCATCACGTTTACGCTTTAATAATGATATAAATGTTTGTGCCGTGGATAATATAATTGGTTTTTTGAGGTCTTCTTCAAAAGATTTAGATGTGAGCCTCGCGATATCATCTTCTTGTAAATTCGTAAATTCTAATAACCTGTTCTCCCACTGTTCGACTAGAGACTTTATGTGAACTAAAATAAGAGTTTTAAATTTCATTTCTGCGATTACATAAATTGCGATAACAGTTTTTCCAGTTCCAGGAGACAGTTGTAAAATACAAGCTTTCGAACCCATCATTGTTTTTATTGAACGCTCCTGCAATTCATTTCTTGGAACTATGTTATGTTTTATATTGATTTGTTCTGGTTTTTCCAAGAACTGTTCCCTATTTATTTGAACAGCTCCTAAACCAACTTTGTGTAATGGATAGTATCTAGGAATTAAAAGATAGTTTTCTGTTTCTTTGTAAAACTTATATATCTTCATATCACCATTATATCCAACAACAGCCCTTGTTAAATCATTGATTATGTCTCCGTAGAATTTTTCGTTTTTGTGTGCCTTGGAAATATATATTCCAGACTTATATTTTATATCATACATTACATTGACCCCTGTATTCTACATAATTATTTTCAGTCTCATGAACACGAACTAGGCATAAAAGATCCTTTAAAACACCCGTGTTTAGTTTTTGATATATAAACAAAGCTAAAAATTCTGCTGTCGGTATTGGCATTATATCATTCAAATATTTGTGATCAAATCTATCAATAATTTCGTGTTGTATATGATATTTTATGCTATTAAAATCAATAACCATACCCGTTTGCACATCCATCTTACCGCGAAATCCGACAACAATATCAACAGAATGTCCGTGTACTGTTCCACATTTTTCATGACCTTCTAACTTATGTGCAATTTCGACTCTACACTTTTTATAGATTGTCATTTCAACCCTATTATTTATAAAACCCTCACAATATACACACAATCCATTATAAATATTCTCTGACGCTCCACATAAATAACATTCCTCTTCCATGTGATATCCTCCTATATTAATTCATATTGTTGAAGAACATATGTATCAATATTATTTAAATTTTCTTTTGTTTGTTCGAGTTTTTCATTTAACGGAACCAAATCTAATTCCATTGTTAATAATCTTTTTATATTTAATTTCAATAATCTTTCCACATCTTCTAATGGAACATTAGATTGATCAGATATTAAATGAATCTTTCCTTGAATATCTAACTTTCCTGACATATGTTTTTTAAGTGCGGGTCGTATTTTCAGTAAAAGTTTATAATCTCGCATCAATGATTTGATATTTTCTATTTCAGTTTTAAGCATCTTTATAACAGCTTTTTTGTAATTCTTATATGAGTTTAATAACAAGTTATCAACTGATGATCTACCTACAACATGGTTTTCATCAACCATGATAATATCAAACGAAAGAACACCAATTAAAAACGTTTTCAACTTTTCAATGAAATCTTGATAAATGGTATCTCTATTTCTTTGTCGAATTACTTGAAAAACTATATCTGTAGTTTGAACTGACGAATCAGTATATCCGATCATATTAGCAGATAATTCATCTGAGAATTTGTTAAGCAAATATTCAAATCTTCTTCCTGGAGGCCAGGACTTTAAAGAAACTTTATTTTGATGTGGAAATTCTTCGATGACACCTTCAACATCTAACTTCCCCTCACCAGTTGTCAACAATTTCTTTAACTCATTATTTTTAGCTGTTATCGTACAATCTGTTTTTGGTTTAATGACTGGCTCGGTTTTTCGAATTGCCAATAACCACATAAGACGTTTTTTGAGATCCTTCTTGGAATAACATGGTATGTATGTCTTATACCCAAATCCAATTCCCTGAGTATATTCGTTTCCAAGTAAACATATTGGAAACATAGTTGGTAAGTAAATTGGTTCTTTATCATCAAGTTCTGTAGTTACCCAATCAACATATTTAACATACTTAAATGCCATCTCCAATACTTTTGGAGAAGATTTGCATTCTGTGTATCTTGGTGCTGCTGGTGGTTCTGATTTGCCCCCGACATTTATACCAAAATTACCCTGACCTATTAATAAGCCTTGTCTAACCAATGTAACAATTGTTCCGTATGTCTCTCCATGTGGATGATAATGACCAATAGTGTATGCATCGACCTGTCTCGATTTGACAAATTTTTCTCTGGCTATCTTCCAAGCTGAAAGTAAAACCCTTCTTTCAACTGGTTTTAATCCATCAGTGATCATGGGAAAGTTTCTATAATTTGAATATTGCCCATAACTTTTGTAATTTTCTGGTATAAATGTTTTCACGATATATCCTCCTCTCTCAAAATAAACGGTGGAGTATATCTTATTTTGTCCTTTACAATAGAACCAGATTTCATATCAGATCCTTCTACCCACTCCCTATATGTTAATGGGGATATGTCAGTGCGTCCCCTAACCCACATTATTTTATCTTTACTATCTCTTGCAACTTTAGTTTTCATTCTTCTCCTTTTCTTTACACTTTTTGTACATTGAACATCAGAGGAAATTGAAATGTAAAATCAAATACTTCACATCCATGTAAAGTTTGTTCTTTTCTCACCAATTTTGCATCAAAAAATTCTTTCATTGAAGTGGTTCCATACAAAATTCTATCGGTTTCCATTTCATAGATGTACACCTCATCAGTCAATGAACTATCGTGCCACTCCCACGGCCATATATGCATTTTTATACCTATCGGTTTAATGTATGCTTTTATAGCATTTTCAAAGCACATGAAATCACAACAATTAAAAATTTCATCGTTTAAATCAAATATATTATCTTGTGATTTTACGCCGCACATATAATGTGAATTAATGTAAAAATCTTTGTTAGCCACTAGTCCCACCATGATTGTATGTGTTTTCTCATTAATGTAAAAAGGTGATCTAAATCCTGTTCTCTAAGCATAGTTTCATGTTTTGCAGCTCTGCGGAAATCTTTGACTTCACGTTCTTTGTCTTGTGGAGTCTTTACATTTGGATATTGAAGGAGACAATGATCCGTCTCAGACTCATTATCTAATTCATCAGACTTCCATGTTAATACACCCCACCTATCTTCGTGGGTTTTATATGCGCTGTCACAATATTCGTCATTTATTAATCTATCTAAAAGATCAACACAAACTTTAATCTTATCAGCATCTTGTATATTCTTTGTATGTACTCCGTAGTTTCGTATAAGATCTTCTGTCAGATGGAGTTTATGTCTTAAAATTTGATAGATATATACATGATCCCACTGTCTATCTTTCCAAATAACAGGAAACCATACAATCAAACTTTCTATACCATTTTTTAAATTATACCAACCGCTTTTTATTTTTCTAAACACTAATGCCTCCTATACGAATTTATCTAACGTTTCTTGGAATGTGAATGATTCTACTGGTTCTATGATTGGTGTAAGTGTTTTCTCTATAATATCTATTTGAAATACTTTCTTCCCAGCCTCCAACATAAAATTTACTTCGGTTGCTGAACCAGCACTCCAGAGAGGAAGGTAATAAGAATGAAAACACCCAATGTCACAATCTTCAGTTAGATTCAGAAAATAACCAATTTCCTTTCCTGGTCTAGGTTTATCTCCCATAGTCTTCACACATGCTTCTTGATGTTCTGGAATATTTGGATTAACGATTTGACAATCGAGATATTCACATACTATTATCCATATAGCATCCAATTCCATTTGTGTATTATATGTCATTCTGGAATGCCCAAAATATATTTTCATATTTTTCTCCTTGTTTATGATGGGAGCCAAGCTAGCGTTACTGTTGCTATCTTAGAATACTGATCAAGGCTCCATCAATTATTTTTGTGAAACTAATTTTCTTTTAGCGTCTACACTAGAAAACAGTTTCAATAGCTCTTCTATATTATCTGTATATTTGACTTTTTGAAAATGTCTTGTACTTTCCTGTAATAAACATATTTTCAATTGATTAGGATTCAATTCTCCTAACCCTTTAAATCTGGAAATGGTTCTGTTCTCTTCCCTAGCTTTCTCCAATTGCTTCGTCGTCCATAATGGTTTAAATGTTCTTTGTTCATTTATAGCGAAGAGAGGAGTTTTTGCGACATAATATTTTCCAGCTTTGATTATTTCTGGTGTAAGTATAGCTATAACCATTGTCAGCAAACATGCAATATGAGCTCCATCAGGATCAGCATCGGTGGCACATATGATTTTATCATATCGTAGATTGTTTATATCAAAGTGTGGTTCGACACCAGTTCCCAAAGCCATGATCAATTCACCAACTTCTGTGTTTTTTAGAATATTTTTTGCTGATGTGATATTGGGTATGGATTTTCCTTTAAGAGGAAGTATAGCATGTTTCTCTGGATTTCTTGATTGAATTATCGACCCTCCAGCACTACCTCCTTCGACTATATAAAGTTCACCATTAGGTTTAGAACAATCTCTTAATTTTGTGAATTTTGTAGATGCTCGTCGACCTCCAGTATCCTGCTTTTTCAAACTTTTGGATTCTATCTTCTTTCTATGTAATTCAAATTTTTCTAATTGATCTTTGATAATATCTGGATTACTTTCACACCAAGCTTCTAATTGATGATTAAATATTTTGATGTATTTATCGAAATCGCTTTTTCTATTTGTCAACCTTTCCTTTGTTTGTCCAGAAAACTTAGGCTCAATCAAATGGAGTACAAGGTAAGCTCGAAGTCCAACAAGAGCATCATTACCAAGAAATTTAAATCCATATTTTTTTGCTTTGGATAAAAAGAATGTTTTTATAGCTTCAGTAAAAACGTTGTAGTGTGTACCAAGGCGTTCGACTGGCAATAAATTCACGGATGATATAACCTTTGGTCCTCTTGCTCCATAGTCCACATATCCAAACATTGCCTCAAATTTTTCGTCTATATTTTTAGCTGATAATATTATTGGTTGAAATGGTTTGTCGTCTAATATATCACACTCAGCTTTGAAATGATCTAGTCTAGTTCGATTAAATACTTCCTTTTTATCACCTACCATCATAACGAAATACATATCGGATTTCAACTCTGCTGATGCTGTTGTCAATCGTTTTCTTATTCTATCTAGATCTATTTGATTGCTTTCAAAATATTTTTTAGATGGGACAAATTCTATTTTAGTTGAATACGGTATTTCACCGTTATACGCTTGAGTCCTACTCTTTTTAAGTTTACCCTTTTCAAAATAGAAAAATCCATGTTTCCCATCTCTATAACAATCTATCATATATTTGTCTGACAAAGCATTTATAGCAACTAACCCAACTCCATGAAGTCCAGAACTGATTTTATATGCAGATTTGCTATCCTGGAACTTGGCACCAGAAAATAATTTTGTTGAAATTACTACTGGAACATTTTTTTCTAATGGTATTCCTCGGCCATTATCACTGATAGAACATATACCACTTTCTGGATTAATGTTTACGGCAATAATTTTTGCGTGTCCAGCCAATGCTTCATCCAAGGCATTATCCAAAGCTTCTTCAACCAAGTGAGTTGGTGTATCTGTATCTCCTATATACATTCCAGGTGATATTTGTATGTGTCGTATTTCAGCCACGACCCTAATATCTTTAGCATTATATGTCATAAAATCTCTTTCCTTTCGGGTAAAAATACGGTGAAACCAACTTTATCTAATTTCACATCAGTTCCTTTTGGTGTTATAACCCAAATCATTCTTTTCGGAAATTTTCTTCTATCAATTTCATTAAAATCTTCAGTGTATCCGTCTGTAAAACATATGCAAACATCAACTTTTAATTCTCTACATCTTTCTATGCCTTGAATTAATTTTGTTCCACCTCTCCCTTTTACATCGAAATTGATATCAGATACTTTCTTTAATTTATATTCTTTATGAATAATTGTATCAACTTCTAAAACAGTAGTCTCACAATGAGGATCTTTTTCTATAATATTTTTACAACCACTTAATCCTTCTAAAATATCTTCTGGACCCTGACTACCAGATGTATCAATAATAATTCCAATTATAAAAGAATCATCTCGTTTTCTTCCAGGGAAAGGAGAGATCATTGGAATATTATGATCTTCTAACTGAAATACATAAGTTCTTTTTCTATTAATATGTGTTAATGAACGTTTATATTTTCCAAGTTTAGATCCTCTTACAAGTTGTCTCACGAGTTCATAATAGGGAATCGCAGGTGGCTTTAATGCTTCTTCAATTAAATCTTGAATATATCCAGGTAGGTTACCTCTATTTTTTGAACGTCCAAAATTCATTGCTGAATCTCTTATTATTCTTTGTGTATATGTATCTATATTTCTAGATAACGAATGTGGATCCGTTATATTCTCAGAAGACCATAATACATGATTCCCCAAATCTGATTCATCTGTCATTTGTAGTGGGTCGGCATTTGAAGTTCCTTGGCCTGTTGATTTTCCATCCTCAGAATCATCTGACTTTCCACATCCTTTTCCTTTACCAGATTCTTTATCGTCTTCATCACCATTATCTTGAGGTGAATTTATAGAAGCGTCATCATTAGAATCATCTGGATCTCCATCATCTGGATCTCCATCATCCTGTTCTTTACCAGATTGCTTATTTCCCTTACCATCATTGCCTTTTCCAGGTTTTGTTTTCTCACCACATTCTTCTTTTCGTTGTCTATCTAATAATGTATAATAATATTCTTCCATCATTCTATCTGGTTCGAGATTATGATTTTGCGGAAACTGTAAGTGAAATGGAACTCCAGCGATCATCAATGGACTTTTAATTTTTCCTTGAAAATTTACACAACAATCACAAGCTGTATTTATTAACTTCTTATGTTCCTTCCATTCGTCAAATGGTATATCTGCTAATATTCTCATTAATCTGGATATGTGTTTATTTAATATATGAAGACCTTCGTGATGTAAGATTTCATTTAAATCTTCGTCGGAAGTGGATGAAAGCAAAATAGGATTATATAATAACTCCAACGTCCCTGCGGAAGTTGGAGATATACATGCTGGACTTTTTAGACCAACTTCTGCTTTCCGTCTGACAAGTGAAAATAGAAAACCAAAATAGTCATAACGAAGAACCCATTTTGCGATCAAACCTTTAACTCTCTTATCCGTATCTTCTATCATTTTTTTGTATTTGATGTGATCTTCGTTCATGATCATCCTTTTTAAGATTCAGGTTTTCTCAGTTTCTCGAAAAACTTTTGTTGAAAAATTGGTGACTTATATAATTCTTTCATCAACTTTGTAGTATATTTAAATTCTTTGCTTGTTCTATCAATATCAGATTGTATTATTAATAACGAAGCTGTATCTACAGGCATTGTTATTAAGAAGTCATGGATATTTTTAATTTCAGCAGCCATTAAAGCTGGCATTGTATTTTGTAAATATGTTGTAAATGATGTCATTAAATCTCCAAGCTTTGAATTATCATTTGCATGGAGCATCTTTTCAATTATTGGTTTTGCCTTTTCTTGATAGTTCTTAATGATGTCGTCAGGTTTAACGACCTGTGTATTATCTCTACAAAACCCAATGAACATCATTGCAGCTGATGAATTTAGAAGTCCTGAAATTCTGGTTTCAAGATTCATTATATTATAATTTCCTTCAGTTGAGATTTCTGCTTTCCATAATATATCTGAAACTTTTTCCCATGTAGCTGGATTAGAATATACAGAACCAACTTTTTGTGAACGAAAATCATATACTCTATCATGAAAAGTATTAATATAATCTAAAACGAACGGATGAAAATCCATCTTCGTTCCATATTTTAGAAATGCTGCTGCTGAGACTTCAATGTATATATGTGATTGTCGACGGAGACCAGCGGCGTCTTCTAAAGTGTTCATTGAATATTCTTGTTCGTCTGGATTGTCTATAGATATTACAAACCAACCTTTTGGAAATTCATATCTATGAACACAATATTCATTTTGAACTTGCCATAATAATTGTTGTAGTGGGTGATCACCGCGAGCGAATTCATCAATAACGTAGATTCCATATTTATTGGATGGTTGTGGTACAAAATCTGAATATAACATTCTAAATTGACTTGTATTTTCGATTTTGTCTGTAACGATAGGGAAAGGAACTAGAAAATCATCTCGAGTTAAAACTGGACTTGTTATTCGAATCAGATCAAATTCCTTTCCTGTTGTCTGAGTTAATTCCTTTTGGAGTTGGTAACATATTTGCGTTTTACCAACTCCAGCTGGACCGATAATATGATAACATTGTTTCTGAACGTTTCTTCCTGCCTCCCACGTTTTCAATGTTGAAGTTATGTCATCATTAAGATCTTCTTTTACCTTATCAATTGTTGTTACACTGATATTTAACTTTTCAAAATATTTAACTTCGTTTGGCATTTCTCAGCTCCTAGAATTTGATGTCTTTAAAACTGAATGTAGAATCTCCCCCATTAGCCGCATTTGTAGCATCGGTCTGTGGTGGTGCTTCATCTTTGATTTTTTGCTGATCAGAACCCATTGACACCACACCAGCATCTGTAGACTCTTGTTTTGATGCTCCACTGGTTGCCTTTTTCTTAGACCAATCAAATTTTTCACGAAACTTATCAAAAGTATTTTTAGAAAGATCTAACAATTCAAGAGCAAATTCCTTGCTCACTTCTGCTCCACGATCAAATGCAAATACCATTTTTATACCGAAATTACTTTCGGCTGTGGTCTTGTATATTCGCGTGACAAATCGTTTCTGATTTATAACACGTTTTTCAAATTCACGTACGGCATCACCTTCTTCATTCAATATAGGATCAAGGTCTAAATGATATAGTTCTGATAGATAATCAGAAACATTTCCATATTTTGTACCTTTACCACGAATGAAAACAAAAACTGGTTTGTTCTCTTCATCCAGAACAGGAGATCCAGTAGGCTGACAAAGAATACCTGCCACGATTATTTGAGATTTACAATTTTTACAATACTCAACGGCTTTTCTATCTGCTGATAATACGGGACAGATTCGAGGACTACCATCTGGCATAGCCTGTGATCCATACCACGGTGCTTGAGGAGTATCTTTAAAAGAAAAACACTTCGTTTTTGTTCGTCCATTTTCCTTGGCTTCATTATTTAAGATGTCTTTTACGTGAGTAATGATCATGAAAACTTCAGTATGATTAGCAGAGTGTCCTCTAACTTGAAGCTTTTCAATTTCTTCCATGGTACCATTTTGATGTTTTCTATTTTGACCACTGATATAAATACTCTTAAAAAATTCTTCCTCTGCAGGAGTTTGATCTCCACCACCGCCACCAACCGCTACACCCGTACTATTTAATTCTTGATACTGATCTAAAATTGACATAAATTTTATCTCCTTTTAGTAATTTGTTATTAAACACCATTCTTGATTCATTTGAGTTCTTGGACCTTCTACATCATCAGAATTTATAATTATCGTAAATTCATCATTAAACCAGCATCCTAATTTATCTCCCATTAATGCGTCACTGGAAATAAAATTCTTTTTAAACTCAGAGTATTCTGATTTTTGATTTTCTAGATTATCCATCATCTTCTCAAATTCTGGGTCCATTTTGATTGTTATTGGAGTTAGCTTTCTAACTTTTTTATCTGTTATTTTTCCTGATATTAATTTTGTGTGTGGGCAATAAATGACAACCAGTAGATCATCGCCATTTGAATTTGTTACTCTTTTAAATACTTCATTTCTATATATAAAAACTCCAGTGTCAATGTCATAGAGCCATCCATCACTCATCTCTCTCATCCGTTCAATAGTTGTATGTGGTCTACATTTAACTCCTTCTGTTCTTCTCTTATGTTCACATACTGAGCAATTCTCTGAGTTAATATTAAAGTGCTTATTAAACGAAGGAGTCTGAGCTTTCTTGAAGTATCGCAACATTTGTCCACGATTCATTATAAATTTTAATAGTGTAATTGGATATACTGTTGTATTGTACCTTTCTAAATACTTTTCTGTTGATGAAAATCTCATTACATAGCTCCCTCTAAAAATTTTTCTTGGGTGTTAATCTCCTTTCGAGGTAAATATTAAAAATAAAAAACTTATTATATACATGCAAACAATTCAATTGAATTGTTTGCACATAATGCTTCTCATTTATTAATATATATAGGTATGATTTTAAGTTACTTTCTCTGATGGGGGTGCTACAAAGTTTACCATGATGCTGGCGGGTGTTACATGATTTTCTAAATCCACGGTAATTGTAGCGTCTTTGGCGGCACATTGATCGATGGTTGCTTTGATGAGTTGTTTTGCAGTTGATGGCATAAAATTGTCAACATGTGTTAATGACAATCCATTTCTTAAATTAAATGCTACACCATCAGCAGTTTCTAAAACTTCAACGATTTGATCTTTTTCTAACACAATTTTCGTTTCTTTATTCTTAATTACAATTTTCATAATCTCTCCTTTAATTTACATTCTCGGCAAATATGTTATATTTATTTCTTTTTGAGCGATCTATAAACCACTCGATTATACCTTCTTTATCATATGTTCTCAGAAATTCAGAATCATTCTCGGTTATTGTAGTTAATAAATTTGCTTGATTCGTTATTTCATCTATAATTATTTTATACTTTTTTCGTACATACTTATCAATATCCACTTTTATAATGTCTTCAAGATATTTCCATACATATGACAGAACTGTCAAATTATCATATTCAACGAATTCTATAAATTTAAACATTTCTCCTATTTCCATTTGTGTATCGTAAATGAGCTTCGGTGAGAATTCAAAATTATATACCTCTAACATTTGATCAAGATATTTATCTATAAATATTTTTTGCATTGTATCAGACATTGATAAAATATCATTTTTTAATACACTGTACGTATCATAAAATGTTTCTTTATTCATTGAGTCTAATATATCGAACGTACTGGATTCGTATATTGCAAATAGAGCACGGCGGTCTTCGTCTTCTTGATAATTATCTATTTCTTCTGGTGTTGTCACACCCGCGATTAAAATCTCAACTGATTTGTCTGTCATATTATTTCCCCTCGACCATTAAAGCCATAAAATAAGCATTTACTAAATCACGCGTTGGAGATACTTGTGTTTTACGAAACTCAGTGTGTCCAGTCTCAACTATTTCAGTGATCATTTCACTTTTGCTTCTGCGATCATCAGACATCGGACCAAACATTTCCTGTAGAAGTGTTAATGCATTATAAGACGCCAAAGCCCAAGTATCACCTTCACCTACCTTCTGACCACCTTCGGCTCGCTTTCCAGCTGTAGGCTGAAAAGTTTTCGTGGTAATAGGACCAGTGGAACGTCCATGCATTTTTTCTGCTGCCATATGTTCAAGTTTTCCAACGTAAGAATAACCGAATGGAATTGGTGATGCAGTTTTTACACCATACTCTGGGAGCATCATATGATATCCACTTTTAAGATTTAACAATTTTAGAACTCGGCCAATACTATCCTTTGTTGGAGCTTGGAATGGAGGAATAATAATTGGTGAAAATCCGCTGTTTCTAATTTGTGTTACCATATTTTTAAACTTTGCATCACTCATAGATTTAAATGATGCGATCATTCCAATGCTCATTTTCGAATTTGAACTACCATCTAAATTTGAATAGACACTGGATAGTAATGCTATAATTTCTTCTTTGTTGTTTAATTTGAGTATTCGTTTCCCGATCTCTTTTGCTATCAGTCCACAATACAACTCATACATCTGACCAATATTCATTCGACTGATTACTCCGAGAGGATTCATAAGAATATCAA